ACGAACTGGTCCGAGGAGATCCGGTGACCCTGACAAGCTGATTGCTGACGCTACAATGGCCAATAAGATTTTAGGTTGGCGGCCTAACTATTCGACTATAAATCAAATCGTCGATAGTGCTTACAAGTGGTATACCCGTGGCGTTTGAAGAAATATTTCAGTTTGAAAAATTGCTGGCCAAGAAAACCGGCGCCCCTTACGCCATTATGACCGATTGCTGTACTCATGCAATTGAGATGTGTCTAAGATATAAACGGGTCAAACGAACTCAGTTTACTGCATATACCTACCTATCCGTTCCAATGACCATGCACAAGCTGGGTATAGAATATGAACTAGTACCAGAAAAGTGGACAGGTGAATATCGATTCTACGGCACAGACATTTGGGATAGTGCTCGTAGATTAGAAGATGGGATGTATAGACCCGGTATGATGCAATGCCTAAGTTTTGGTCATAACAAGCCTTTACAAATAGGTCACGGTGGTGCTATACTATTAGATGATTACAAGGCATATGATATTTTACTACAGCAGCGGTATGACGGAAGAGACCTTAGATTCTTGCCGTGGCAGGCACAACAAACATTCGTGGTGGGCTACCATTATCGGCCCACTATTGAAGATGCAAGGATCGGTTTAGAAAAATTGTATTTTGTAAACGAACCACCTAAATACCACGAATACCCAGATCTAAGAGAAATTACAATTATTGGAGAATAACAATGGTTTATGAAAAAATGTACGAAAGCAACGACGACAGCGATAACAAAGTACCAACCGGACCACGAATGAGTGAACTCATTCGCCGGCGCATGAAAGCAGATGGCAAGAGATACTGGGCCGGCGACAATATCAGTTCCTATGTTAGTGAAGAAGATAAAGCTCGTTTAATTGACGAAGCTACTGTGGCATTTGAAACTGTTCTTGATACATTACTAATTGATAGAGAAACAGATCCTAACAGCCAAGGCACCGCTCGTAGACTAGCTAAAATGTATTACAACGAATTAATGGCAGGTAGATATGAAGCGACTCCAAACGCAACTGCATTTCCGAATGACACTGAAGGAAAATATGAAGGAATGCTTGTTGTCCGGTCTGAGCTCAAAAGTGTTTGCAGCCATCATCACCAGCCTGTTTCTGGTGTGGCTTACATCGGTATTATTGCTGGCCCCAAACTTATTGGATTATCGAAATATACCCGTATTGCACAGTGGTGCGCCCGACGTGGAACGCTTCAGGAAGAACTTTGTATGGACATTGCACGAGAAATTGAATTTGCGACTGGAAGTGGGGATGTGGCTGTATACATACAAGCTACCCACGGATGCTGTGAGAATCGCGGTATTATGGCACATAGTAGTCTCACCCAAACAACAGTGTTAAAAGGTGCGTTTAAAACTGATCCAGCAACAAAGAAAGAGTTTTTTGACAACGTAAAACTGCAACAAGAGTTTGCACCAAGATAAGGAGATTAAAATGGAATACGCTTTACCTTACAAAACTGCTTCAGAGATTAACTCAGCAATGGGTCGTGTGTATGGCAACATGGCCATGGCTGTGTTTACCAGTATGATTGTGAGCATGTTAGTGGCATCAAATGCGACCCTAATGGCTTTCTTTTTTACTGGCATCGTAAAATGGATTGTTATTTTTGCGCCTTTGGCGGCAATTTTTGCAGTAGGATATGTATTAGGAAACAATCCAAGTAAACCCGCTGCTCAACTGTGTCTACACGGTTTCGCTGCACTAATGGGTCTTAGTTTCGCAACAATTTTTGTTATCTATACCGCGGCCAGTATTGCCAGTGCTTTCTTTGGTGCTGGTGTATTGTTCTGCGTTATGAGTGTGTACGGTTATTTTACCAAACAGAGTCTTGACAGCTTAGGAAAGTATCTAATGGTGGCCTTAATCGCCATTATTATCACAAGCATCGTAAATATCTTTATCGGATCGTCTGTTCTTCAAACAGTAATTAGCGCAGCGGCAGTTGTAATCTTTTTAGGACTGACTGCATATGATACTCAAAAGATTAGAGAACAGATCATGGAATCGGATGGTCCGGCAGTTGAAGTAATGGGTGCTCTAACACTGTATTTAGATTTTATTAATTTATTTCTAAGCTTGCTTCAGCTATTTGGTGTTAAGAAAGAATAACATGAATGTCCGACGATAACGACGATATACAAGCAAATTTAAAAAAGTTTAAACCAAAAAAACCTAAAATTGCTGTACCAGCAGAATTTTTAGACAATGCAAAAAGCTACGAAGATAAACTCACGCTGGTAAAGATTTTAACTGAAAAAGAAAAAGGCCGAGTTATGCTGATAGTTAAAAAAATGATAGCACAAGGCATGCAAGAAGAAAAGAAAAAAAAGGGACTTAAATAATCTATTAATTTTTCAAGGAGAAAAAATGAAAATCGAAGATAAACTAACCAAAATCAGTGACAGCTTTACAGTAAACATGTACGACAATGGTTTTATGTTTGAAGCCAGTGGTCGTAATGCAGAAGGAGATTGGGCTAGTACCAAGATCCTGTGCAATACTCTAGAAGATCTAGTGCAACTTATCAAAGAAGCAAGTGCATTGGAACGAGACTAAGACGCCAATATATGAAAATTGGTATTATTGGCATGGGCTACGTTGGCCGAGCAGTTGAGGCCAGCTGGCTCGGCAGCAATCATTCTGTAAAATTCTACGATCCAGCAGTTGCAGGATCTGTAAACAACATCAACGCATTGGTCGAAGACAGACCAGCTGCGATCTTTGTATGTGTGCCTTCGCCATCTGGCGACAGCGGTGCATGCGATACCACTGTTGTTAGTGATACACTAAAATCTTTAATTGGAAATTACTCAGGTGCTATTATTGTAAAAAGCACTATTCCTCCAGATTTTTGGTTAGATTATAAACATGTGCATAATCTTTATCATGTTCCGGAATTTTTAGTTGCACGTCAGGCCATTTATGATTATCTGAATCCTAATTTTATATTCGTGGGTGGCAATAATGATTGTCATGATGCGATTCGTATTATAAGAACAAGTGCTGTTAGGATGTCCGTACCTGTCATAACTACAGATTTAGTCACAGCAAGCCTTGTAAAATATTTCATGAATAGCTTTTTAGCAACCAAAGTCACAGTACTAAATCAGTACTACAACCTGTGCAAACATCTGGGCGCCGATTGGGAAAAGTTTACAGAAATGATTGAAGTAGACGATCGTATGGGTTCGAGTCACAACACAGTGCCCGGACCTGATGGGCAATTTGGCTATGGTGGCGCTTGCTTTCCTAAAGATGTTCGTGCTATAATCAATGTTCTTCAAACCCATGCAATAAGTGCCGGAGTCATTGAAGCTGTGGATATTGCTAACAATCAATTTCGAGGTATTAAATGAACAAATTATACTATTCAAACGCACATGTACAATCTTTAGTACAAACTATGTTGAGAGACATGTACGCACAGAACTGGCGCCCGGATTATGTAGTAGGAATCACTCGCGGAGGACTTGTTCCAGCCGTTATGATCAGTCAGTATCTAGGCGTGCCCATGCATACCTTAAATGTCAGTCTAAGAGACAGTACTGGAGGTCCAGAAAGTAATTTATGGATGGCCGAAGAAGCTTTCGGATATGTGCCCGAAGATGAGAGAAATGGTGGTGATACCAAAGTTGACCCGGCTTATAGAAAAAAAATCTTGATCGTAGATGATATTAATGATACTGGTGCTACTCTTGAATGGATCAAGCAAGATTGGCCTAGTGGATGCTTACCAAATCATACTGCGTGGGATTCAATATGGAACAACACAACAAAATTTGCAGTTCTTGTCAATAATGAAGCAAGTGGATTCAAGAATATTGATTATGCAGGTACCAGTATTAACAAACACGAAAGTCCCTGTTGGGTAGTATTCCCATGGGAAGATTGGTGGCAGCGATGATTGCACTGCCTCCTGGCTGCACTGTGACCTATGCTGTTTGGGTTGATGTAGATAAGTTAAATGACGAAATGGTTGATTGGTATCGTATGGCCGACGGCAAGGTATATCAAGACAAATGGTACGACGCCCGTGGTCGTGAACAGTCAGTTTATTACGTAAGCTATGGTAAAGGCAAACGCTGCCATCATCATCACAATGGCCAAGGGGGTACTAGACTACACTTCCACGGCGATGATGCAAGTGCTGCTAGTATGTTTATTATGAAATTTTTTGAACATATTACAGCAAACAATTTACAAGAACAAATGGAACGGCTTGCCCGAGAAACGATTTAATTATGTGGACCTTGATTGTAATGCTACATGCAGTATCGCCTAATGTGCCTCCGGCAAAAGGATCTATAGTTCTACCAACAGCAGGCTATGAAGAATGCCTTAAAACAAGAGAGGTAGTTATTCGTGGGTGGTGGTCAGATCGTTATCGAGTATCGGCCAATTGTATTATGTTGAAGCAATAACAAAATATAAATACGTTTCTACACAGCGGCCTTTCTGGCATTCATCCCGCTTTACAAATTCTGCAAGCCTATGCTAAAATTTAACATAGGAGAAATAGCATGACAACAATCAATGTTGATGTAGGTAATCAAACACCCGAACAAGCAGTCAAAACTTTAGAACAACTTGGTGCGTTTGGTAATCAACCAAGAGTTTACAAATACACAAGTACCAAAGAATATCACGATGCATTTCCATGCGCCTATCGTCAATGGCGAGCTGACAGTCATTGTAATCTAATTCACGGCTACTCATTTAGTATGAAGTTCTACTTTGGCACAGACGACCTAGATGTGCGTAATTGGGCCGCCGACTACGGTGGTTTAAAAGAGCTTAAAAAGATTCTTGAAGATCAATTTGACCATACCTTGATTGTGGCACAAGATGATCCAGAATTGGAAACGTTCAAGATGCTGCAAGAACGAAAAATGGCCAAGATTGTTGTACTACCTCGATTAGGCTGCGAAGGTCTCGCAGATCAACTGTACAAGTTTGTTAACGGTGTGTACATTCCTGATATGTGGGGACCTAGCGAAGCTGAACGCTTATGGTGCTATAGAGTAGAAGTTCGCGAAACACAAGCCAACATGGCATTCCGAGAAGGACATAGAGAATGGAACGAGGATCTGTTTGCATGAACGACAATTTTGAAAATCTCTTGTACGAATCTGGATTGACAGCACAAGGCTGCTGGGACGAGCTAGATGACTATGCTAGAGAAGCAATTGTGAAATTTGGTCGTCTAATTGTACAAGACTGTATTCAAGTTGTTCACCAACAAGACAGAATTCCCAAAGAATTTTTTTATGCCAAACCTGCACAAATACATGAACTGGCAATCAAACAACATTTTGGAATAGACAATGAGTAAAATCAAAGTAGCAGAATTATTTTATAGTATACAAGGCGAAGGACGCTTTATGGGTGTCCCTAGTATCTTCTTACGCACTTACGGTTGTAATTTTAAATGTGCCGGATTTGGTATGTCAAGAGGAGAGGTAAGCACAGAAGCCAACGAGATTGCCTACACACATACTAAAATTAAGTCATTTCAAAAATACGAAGAACTTCCGTTAGTTTCAACTGGGTGCGATAGTTATGCAAGTTGGCATCCTGCATTTAAAGATCTTAGTCCTATGTTAACTAGTGATGCAATTGCGGAACGTATTATGGAAATTCTCCCACACGGTAAGTGGAAGGAAGAACATCTTGTAATCACTGGTGGTGAACCACTATTGGGATGGCAGCGCAGCTACGAGGATCTACTGAATCATCCACGTATGCAACGGTTAAAAGAAATTACTTTTGAAACAAATGGCACTCAAGAATTATCAAAAGAATTTAGACATTACTTGTTAGACTGGACGCTAAATCCAAAGTTTGGTCGCAGAGGATACAATGCTCTTACATTTAGTGTAAGTGCTAAACTTCCTGCCAGTGGCGAACGGTGGGAGGATGCTATTCGTCCTGATATCGTTTGCAGCTATCAAGAAATTGGTCATACTTATCTCAAATTTGTTGTTGCTACAGAAGCAGATATTCAAGATGCATTAAAGGCCCACGAACAATATCGTAATGCAGGATTTCGAGGAGATGTATATCTGATGCCTGTTGGTGGTGTTGAAAGTGTGTATTCTCTCAATAATCGCACAGTAGCAGCGGCTGCGATGCGACACGGATTAAGATACAGTGATCGATTACAAGTACCATTGTTTAAAAATGAATGGGGCACTTGAAGTGTCTCGAATTAACTTTTATTTTTTAAGAACAAAAAATACTCTAGTATGGTCGTTAAGAATACGATCTAGAACAATGGTTTTTAGACTAGATAAAATTAATAATTGGTGGAGACCCGACTTCATAACATATAAACTCCATGATTTAAATATTTTAGGTTTATATCACGAAGTAGGATTGGTTAAAATTAAAGATGATAAAGGATAGATATGTTCGATTTCTTAAAGAAAAAAGTTAAAGAAGAACCAAAAGTAGAAACAAAGCCCAAGGCGAAAACCAAATCAGCAAAGGAACTGGCCACTGAAGCCGGGGAACCTTATATCAATATTATAAGCGTAGAACTTGATCCAGATGATATAGGTAATGGGGCATTTGAATTAGATTGGAATGAAATATTTGTTGCTAGACTGGTAAAGGCCGGGTACATGCAGAAGAAAGACGATACTGATGCTGAGATAGTGGACCGGTGGTTTCAAAGTATTTGTAGAAATATTCTCAATGAAAATTTTGAGCAATGGGAAGCCAATCAACCCATTGATGCGAGACCTCGTAGAGTAGATAGAAATGATTTAGGAAATGGTCGGTCGGAGATATCGTGATTTTATATGTTAACGGAGACAGTCACAGTGCTGGTGCCGAAGCTGTAGTTCCTCACTGTTTTGCCGAAGACGACCCATTGTATCGAGGGTTAGGACGACAACCTCATCCAGAAAACGAACGTGCTAGTTATGGTTGCTTACTTGCTAACGAATTAGGAGCCATACTGCATTGTGACGCAGAATCTGCCAGTAGTAATACAAGAATAATAAGAACAACAAGAGATTATCTCAAAAACGAAGGTACACCGGATGCAATTGTAATTGGATGGAGCACCTGGGAAAGAGAGGAGTGGCTGCTTGATGGTGTCTTTTGGCAAGTGAATGCCGGCGGAGTAGGAAACGACTGGCCCAACGAAATCAAAGAACGTTATAAAAAATACATTGTCAACATCGATTGGGAATACTACGAGCACAAGGCACATGAAGAAATTTTTGAGTTTCATCAAGAATTAACTGATCTATCTATTCCTCATTTATTTTTTAACTGCTACAGCGATTTCCAAAATCAACCAATGCAAGATTGGACTGGATCGTATATTGATCCGTATGATCCGGATATGACCTACTGGAAATGGTTAACCAATCATGGATTCGATTCTAACCAATCTTATCATTTTCGAGCAGATGCTCACAGAAAATGGGCAGAATTTCTGCTACCGCACTTGACTAGATTATTGTAATATGCTACTATTACTGTATGAGATATCTAATTGTAGACACAGCCAACACATTCTTTCGTGCTCGTCATTCGGCACATCGTCAATCGGACACATGGGATAAGTTAGGATTCGCTATCCATGTTACCTTGGCGTCAATTAACAAAGCATGGCGTGATCAAAAAGCCGACCACGTCGTATTCTGTTTGGAGGGACGCTCATGGCGCAAAGATTTCTATGAGCCATACAAGAAGAATCGTGCAGTCGCGCGAGCTGCACTCACTGAAGCGGAGGCTGAAGAGGACCGACTTTTTTGGGAAGCTTTCGATAACCTTAAGACTTTTCTTGCTGAAAAAACTAATTGCACCGTGCTCCAACACGGAGAACTCGAAGCAGATGATCTTATCTCTGGTTGGATCTGGAACCATCCCAATGACCATCACGTTATTGTTTCTTCCGACACAGACTTTCATCAGCTACTGGCGCCGAATGTACAACAGTATAACGGTGTTGCCGACGAGCTTCATACACTAGAAGGTATCTTTGACAAGAAAGGTAAATTGGTCGTTGACAAGAAAACTAAAGCTCCCAAGGTCATACCTGATCCAAAATGGATTCTGTTTGAGAAGTGTATGCGCGGTGATCCGACAGACAACGTCTTTTCCGCCTATCCTGGTGTTAGGACCAAAGGTAGCAAAAATAAAGTTGGTCTCACTGAGGCGTTTGCTGACCGAGATAAAAAGGGATTTGACTGGAACAATCTCATGCTCCAGCGGTGGACTGATCATAATGGAGTTGAGCATAGAGTGCTAGATGATTATAATCGCAATGTGACTCTAGTGGATCTTTCAGCACAACCTGCAGATATTAAAGCAAAAATTAATGAAACGGTTCAAGCAGGTGCAGTAAAGAAAAGCCGGCCGATGGTAGGCGCACAATTCTTAAAATTCTGTGGCAAGTACGAGCTTAATAGATTGAGCGAACATAGTCAAAATTATGCAGAATTACTAAGTGCAGAGTATCCGGTATAACAGATAGATATAGAAGATTACGTAATGACAAGTAAAAAAAGACATGTACCTTATATCGGGTTTAGTATTACAGACCATTGCAATTTAAATTGCACTCATTGTAATACTCTAAGCAATTTTAGTTTAACCGGACATCAATTATGGAGTGATTATAAACACACTATTGAACAATGGGGCGAAAGAATAGAACTAGATGAATGGAACATTTACGGTGGGGAACCTACGTTAAATCCTTCATTTGAAGACTGGATTCATGGTTTATTTGAAAACTGGCCAAATTCTAAAGGAGAAATTTGGACCAATGGCTATACTATAAAATCACAAAACACTAAGTTATATAATTTAGTAAAAAATAATAGTGATAGACTACAAATTACTGTCAGTTTACATAGTAGAAAAGACTTTGGTACTCTGTATACAAACATTATGAATTGGTTGTCTGGTCCTGTCACTATTACTAGAGAAAATCCAAAGGACGGTACATCTACGCTGTCAGGGCGAGTCATTATGATAAGAACAAGCGAGAATGAAACCGATCATGAAGAAAATTGGAAAAAAAGTTATAACAATATTCGTGGGGCCGATTGGCCCGATTGTGATAAATTCTCAGATTGGGAAAATTTACCCGATGGGATAAAAGAAGAATGTATTACGCAGTTTAACTTATCTCCAGAAATATTCCTTGACCAAGAACAAGGATATAAACTAGTTGACAATAATGGTGTAGTAGTTTGGATCCAAAAACATCATATGTTTAGAAAAGGTCCATTGGTAGTAGATCACGAAAATAATAAAATAAGTCTACGGAACAGTGATGCAATTAAAGCCCATACCATTTGTATAAGTAGCGGATGCACAGAAATGTACAAAGGCGAACTTTACAAATGCAGCACAGTTTCTAAATTTCCAACATTCGAGAATCAATACAATCTTGATATTTCAGATTCTGACAAAGAAATTATACGTTCAATTAAATCAGCTAATATTGATATGTCTGATTCGGAATTAAATTTATGGCTAGACAATAGGTACAAGGTTATAGATCAATGTAAATTTTGTTCAGAAGATAGTTCATATACAGAAATTTTTCCAACAACAAAAAAAATTAAATTTATTAAAAAGAATCAATGACCACCTGGTTAATATTAACCTTGCTATTTGTTAAACACTTTCTAGCAGATTTCTGTTGGCAAAGTGATAGAATGATCAAAGACAAAGGTCACCTTGGTAGATTGGGTGGATTACAACACGCCGGGCTTCATGGTGCCTTGACCTATGTAATCCTAATGCATTTTTTAGGGGTGCAAGCTTGTATTATGCTAGCCGTATTCGATGCTACTATACATTATTTTATAGACTTCTTGCATCGTAGAGCCACAGTTAAATTAAGTACAGATTCAGATGGCTTTTGGATGTGGATTGGTATTGATCAGTTTTTGCATACACTAGTTTATCTAATAATAGGTTTTATAGTTTCAATTTTAACAATAGAATACATATGATTAACAATATTTACGGAAACAGCAATTGGTTAAACGTGCAAATGTACCCTGG